TTTTATTAGCGATCTAGCCTATTGCTGTACTAATGTCGGTAAAGTTCCGACCCTTGTCTAGTAGTATATAATCGTATCTTCGCCGAACGCTCTGAGGAGGGGGTTTACACCCCCCTCTTTCAGCGACATTTATGAACCTAAACATTGGACTCCCCACTCAACAAATATATATAAAGTAATGAACTTCATACAATTTATTAAGGCGAGAGTAACACGTCAATCAAGTCCATGGATCTCCGTTCCGGAGATTCGTCGGTACCTGAAGGTCGTGATCTGGATTGCGCAAGATCCTCTTTATAAAGAAGATTTAACCCTTTTATCAGATCGTATCACAACTTTGGTGCGTAACAATGGTTTTAATTGGACCTTTATTTATTTAAAGGAATCCTTAAGACTTGTTGTTCGTTCCTTAGCTGGTACTCCTGATAAGCTCTGTACTACTAAAGTCAGAGTGAGAATAGACCCGCAAGGTCTGCCTGTAATAATCCCATTCCCTATTCGAAGGCTTTTAAACCTAGAACAGGAAAATGGAAAGATTGTTCGTGCGACACTTACGCTTCTTTCTTTATTTCGTGTATTCAAGACTACTGTAAAACCAGATTTCTCTAGTATTACTGGAGACTTCACGGGACTATCGACTTCATTGCGATGTGTCACGGTAGTTAAGAAACTTTTCAAAGGATGGATGATTAATTTACATCACATCCAGGGATTCATATCTGAATCTGCCGGACCTAACGCTTCTAAAGCCACTGCAGGGGCTGCATTTGACGCAATTGCGTTGATGCACCACCCTGTTCAGTATTGTGAAGTCGTTAAAGTTCTTTGCAAAGCTAAAGCGTGGTTATATTTAACCTCACTCTTTCTTTGTTCAACTATCGGTGTCCCTGTATATTTATTACAGGTGTTGAATATTCAACCTAAGTTCCATATGGGACGTCTAGGTGTTGTATATGATCAAGCCGGAAAGGCGCGTATTGTTGCGATGACAAATTGGTGGATCCAACTCTGTTTAAAACCTCTTCATGAAAGATTATTTTCTTTCCTTAAGACTCTTAACACAGATGGAACCTTTGACCAATTTGGTCCAGTCACAAGACTGTTAAATCGGAATAATACGGATGCCTTTTCTTGTTTTGATCTATCTTCTGCCACAGATCGTTTACCAATAGATCTTCAGGTAGATATTCTAAATTCAGTCCTTAGTGGACTAGGTGATAGCTGGAAAACTTTATTAGACATTGAATGGTTCTATAAAGGAGAATACTATAAGTACGCTGTTGGGCAACCTATGGGAGCTTATTCTTCGTGGGCTATGCTTGCTGTAACCCATCATGTTATTGTTCTTAAAGCCGCTGAGCGTTCAAACAGAAAATCTTTTACAGATTATGCTGTGCTCGGTGACGATATTATAATACAGGATGACAAAGTTGCACAAGAATATCTAGCGATAATGAAATCTCTAGGTGTTGGTATTAACTTTTCTAAGACAGTGGTTTCCACTGACTTATTAGAGTTTGCCAAACGTCTAACTACTCGTACTCATGATATTTCTCCGGTTGGACCGGGAGCAATCCTGAGTACAATCAGAAGACCTTTAATGGCTGGTGTCCTTTTCTCAGACTTAAATCTAAGAGGATTAATCTCTATTTCTGACGCATTTAAAGCATATCTTGCTTCTTTTCCTTTTAAAGTGAAAAGAATTGGGATAGTTTTAGGTGTATTTGGAATACGGGGTCATTTCTCATCACTAAGCCAACTGGACGTCGAAACGTTGAGCTGGATCGCTAGTGTGGAACTTATAGACCAC